GGCCTGGCGCCTGGTGCCGCGCACCGTCTCCGAGACGCGCCTGTAGCCCTCCGGCGTCTCCGCCCAGTAGCGCAGGCGGTAGCGCCTCCCGCGCTCCACCTCCGTGACCGAGCCCCAGTCCGAGCGGGCGCCCCGTGGCATGGCTATTCCTGCCCCGCGAGCGCGCGGGCCTGGCGCCTTATCTCGTCCGCGTGCGAGTAGATCTCGTCCACGCCGTCGATGGGGTAGCGCTCGGACTCGTGCTTCCCGTCGAAGACGCTGAAGTGCTTCTGCCTGGTGTTGAAGTAGAGGCGGGCGATGGGCCGGCGGTTGTTGTCGTCCAGGAAGACGGCGCAGTAGCTCTTGGCGTCCCTCATGGTCACCCTGGACGGGTCGACCTCGGAGCACGCGATGGCCTTGACTATCGAGTAGGCGTCCACCTCCTCGTCGGTGGTCACTATCCCGTTGTCGGGAACCTCGGGCTCGTCCTCGCGCGAGGTCGCGGCTGTGGCGCCCTCGCCGTCCGCGTCCTGGTCCTCGCTGCCGAGCGCCGTCGTGAGCCTGTCGTTCACCTGGTCGTTGAGGAAGCGCCTCAGGGCCTTCTCCACCAGCGGGTGGAACTTCGCCACCACGGCCTGCCTGAACGCGCCGTCGTAGACGCTCGACGCAAGGAGCTTGACGAACTCGTCGGAGGGCTCGCGGAACTGCTCCGCCACGGCGCGCTTGAGGGCGCCCACGTACTTGAGCTCCTCGGCGCTGGACGCTATGGAGTCGATGTCGAACGACGGCTTGGTGAGCTTCTGGAGCTCCGGGAGCGTCAGCTTGTCTATGTCCATGAGGTCCAGGACGAGGAACGGCTTTGAATCCATCTTATTCGGCTCGTCCAGGTCCATGTAGAAGTTCCACACCTGTCCGTTGGTCAGGACGCCGATACGGGCGTGCGTGCAGGCGAAGTAGCGGTAGAGCTGGCTGGCGTTCTCGAGCGAGAGCTGCGTGCCCACCTTCTTGCACTCGATGATGATCTGCACCTGCCCGTCCAGGACGAGGGCGTAGTCAACCTTCTCGCCGCGCTTGACCCCCACGTCAGCCGTGAACTCCGGTATCACCTCATTCGGGTTGAAGACGTCATAGCCCAGGACGCTGCCGATGAACGGCATGATGAACGCGTTCTTCGTGGCCTCCTCCGTGGATATCGAGTCCTTCAGGGACTCGACCTTCCTGCCCATCTGCGCCACCGCGTCTGCGAACTCCATACAGCACCAGCCCTCTCTACCTCACCACGTCCTCGTAAGCCTGCCACCACACGACCGTCCCCAGCACCTCCACCGGCGGGTCGCGCGGCCCCACCACGAGGTCCTCGTAGCCCTCCTGCCAGGAGTCGGCGGACAGCATCACCGTGCCGCCGGAGCCGGCCATGTAGACGTGCACGAAGCTGCCGTGCGCCTCGTCGCGCACCAGGACGGCGTCCCCCGTCTTCGGCTCCATGTCTGGGTCCACGCCCAGGGCCGCGTCCTCCGGGAACCGCCTGTCCATGCAGGAGCCGATGCCGTGGACCACGAAGAGGCTGGGGTGGCGCGCCGCCACGCCCTCGGGCACCTCCACCACGGCGTCCGCCTCCTGCTCGTCCCCGTCCCCCATGCACGTGACGCCGATGGCCCGCATGGGCACCGTGGCGGAAGCCGCGCGGGACTCCACGCGCTCGGGGCCGTCGCCGTTCATCAGGTAGTAGGGGGTCGTGCCGAGTATCTCCGCAAGCTGCGACAGCTTGTCGAGGCGAGGCTTTGAGCGCCCGGTTTCCCAGGCCCCCACAGCCCTGTTGGTGAGGCCCACCTTGTCTGCAAGCTGGGCCTGCGTGAGGCCGGCGCTCTCCCTCAATGCCCTGACCCTTGCGGAAAAGTCCATGGATAGCACCTCCATTTCCCTTGTTTTACAAAGAATAGGAAAAATAAATTCCATAAACTAGAGAAATGTAATTGCGCTTTATAGGAAATAAGATTAGACTTGTTGAAACAAAGCGAGGAGGTGAACGCATGAGGGGACTTCGAGCGATACGGCAGGAGCGGGCGTCGGAGGCTCGCAGGTACACGGCAAAGGCGACCGCCCAGGCAATGGGGGTGAGTGCCCCCACCTATAGGAAGTGGGAGGCACACCCCGAGAACTTGACCATGGAGCAAGCCCGAAAGCTCGCCGAATATTTGGGGTGCCGTGTCGAGGACCTTTTTTATTTGCCGGAGAAGGGCAATTAAAGTTCCCATTGACCGGCGCAAGAAGAAAGCCCCCGCGCACACAAGGCGCGAGGGCACGGACACGGACTCAGGAGGTCCAAATGTCAGACGAGATTGTACCGCAGGTTTTCAGCAGCGAGGAGTTCGGCACCGTCCGCGCGATGCGTGGGGATGACGGCGACGAGATGGACTTGGTACCGGAGTGGGTGGTCTCGTGGACCACCGACGGCAGCACCTGGCACGAGCGCGGCTTCTACACATTCGAGAAGGCCCAGGGGTTCGCGAGGGGGCTCTACGCGGAGCACGGGCCGGAGACGGACTTCTACCTGATGGCGTCGCGGATGATGACCGTCAACCTCAAGAGCTTCCTCGGCGCGAAGAGCGCTGGAGCCGTGGAGCTCGCCCCGCACATGCTGGGTACCGCCAAGACGTTCGCATAGCAAAGCGCCCCCGGCCGGTGCGACGGCCAGGGGCTCGGACATGGAAGGGAGTTCGCATGTCAGGGGAGATTGTAGGCCACTCGGGCGTCGAGACGCTCTCGATATCGCAGGCGGCGCGCGAGACGGGGCTCAACCAGAAGGCCATCAGGCAGATGGTCGCGGACGGCAGGCTGCGCGCGGTGATGCCGTACGGGGGAGTGCGCGGGTGCCGCATCTGGTGGGGCGACCTGTACCGGCTCGTGTCCGGGAGGGAGGGCGAGGCCGATGCGTAGGCTGCTCGGGCTGACGCGCGACGACGTCCTGGACGCGCTCGCGCTCGGCGGAGCCCTGTGGGCGCTGGTGTTCCTGGCCGGGCTCGTCGGATAGGGGGTGGTCGAGATGGCGGAGACGGAGGTGCCCGACTTCTACGGCACGGAGCCGTGCCCGGGGGACGAGGGGTTCGACCCGGACGATGACTCGAGGTATCGCACGTGTGCTTACGCCCCCGCGTGCCGGTGGGCGCTGGACTGGGCGGACGCCGACCGGGGCTACCCGTCGCGCGAGTGGGAGTCCAACTGGGCGCTCACGGACGGCGGGATGTGCGACGGATGCACGCTGTACGTGCCGGAGGGGGCGGAGTGGTGATGCGCGTCACGGCCGAGTTCGAGGTGCCCCTGGTGCGCGGCAAGGGCCGCGCCAGGTTCGTGCGCGCCACGGGCCGCACCTACACGCCCACGGCCACCACGGACGCAATGGCGCAGGTGCAGGCCGCCTTCCTGGCGACCGGGGCGCCCATGGCCCCGAGGGGCGTCCCGGTGGCGGTGTCCGTCGAGACCGAGCGGAGGCTGCCGGCGAGCCGCCCGAAGAGGGTGGAGCGCGAGCCGGACGTGGTCAAGCCGGACGCGGACAACGTGGCCAAGCTCGTCCTGGACGCCCTCAACGGCGTCGCGTGGGAGGACGACACGCAGGTTACGGCCCTCTCGGTGGTCAAGCGCGACCGGACCAGGCGCGAGGGCGAGCGGACCGTGGTGAGGGTCGGATGGGACGAGGTGCGCGGCGATGGGCCGCGCCAGACGCAGATGGAGGTTTGAGCATGGCCGAGGTGCAGGAGGTCACGCCGGAGGTCATCGACGTGCCGGAGGTCATAGGCGGCGCGGACAGGTGGCTGGCCGAGCAGAGGGCGAGGGTGGCCGAGGCGGCGGCGGAGTACGTGCCGCACGAGATCACCAGCGCGGAGGACTACCGGGAGAGCAAGCGGGCGCGCACGCAGGCGCGCAAGGCCATCAGGGAGGTGGAGGACGCGAGGCGCGCCCAGGTGGGCGCCATCAGGGACGCCGTGCGCGGCTTCGAGGCGCAGGTGCGCGACCTGCTGGCCCCGCTGGCGGACGTGGACGACGCGTACAGGTCCGCGCTCGCCGAGTGGGAGCGCACGTGCGTGGACAGCCGCACGCAGGAGGTCGCGGCCTGGTACGCGGAGACGCAGGGCGACGTGGCGGCCATGGTGCCCTTCGAGACCGTCTGGCAGCGCTACGCGCACCGGGAGAAGTGGGACCTCTACGGGGCAAACCTCGTGGCAATCGAGGGCGAGGTGGCCGAGATAGCGGAGCACGTCATCCCCCGCGACCTGGAGACGATAGCGGGCATGGGCTACGAGCCCCGGGACGCCGAGGCCCTGCGCGCCGAGTACCTGCGGACGCTCGACCTGGAGGGGTCGTGCCGGCGCATCCAGGCGCTGCGCGAGCAGCGGGACCGGATGGCCGAGGCGGAGCGCGCGAGGCGCGAGCGCATGGCCGAGGCGGAGCCAATGCCCGCCAAGGATGCCCCCACGGGACGCCAGGAAGCCGCGAGCGCCCCGGAGACGCCCGCCCCCGCACAAGCGCCCACGGCGGGGGACGCGGAGCCGCAGGCGGCCGCAGGGCGACCCGTGGAGGACGCCGCCGCGCCCGGCATGGTGATGGTCTTCCGCGTGACGGTGCCCGAGGAGAGGGCGCGCGAGTTCGTGGCGGCGATGAGGAGGATACCGGGGGTCCACGGCGGCCCCTGGCACGACGAGAGGATGAGCTAGCGATGGAGAAGAGCATCGTGACATACAAGGCGAGCGACGGCAGCGACGTGAGGCTCAGCCCGGGCATCGTGGCGAAGTACGTCATCACGGGCGGGCTTCCGGTGGACGAGCGCGAGGTGTACGGCTTCATGGCCAAGTGCCAGGCCAGGCACCTCAACCCGCTGGCGGGCGACGCCTACATGACCGCGTACAAGAACAAGAAGACCGGCAGGGTCGAGGCATCGGTCATCGTCTCCAAGGACTACTTCGTGCGGACGGCGACCCAGCAGCCGGGCTACGACGGCGTGAAGGCAGGCATCGTGGTCTGGGACAAGCGCGCCGGCCAGTTCGGCTACCGCGAGGGGACCATCTACAGCAAGTCGCAGGAGCTTCTCGTCGGCGGCTGGGCCGAGGTGTACGACAAGGCGCGCAGCCATCCGAGCCGCGCCGAGGTGAGCCTTGAGGAGTACGACCAGCACAGGAGCCTGTGGCTCTCCAAGCCAGCCACGATGATCCGCAAGGTCGCGCTGGTGCAGGCGCTCCGAGAGGCGTACCCGGGCGCATATGGGGGACTGTACGACCGCGACGAGGTGCCGGAGCCGCCTGAGCCCGTCGCGGCGCAGGCCGCAGTGGTCGAGCGCGAGCCCCAGGTGGCGGCGGCGGAGCCGCAGCAGGAGGCCGCCGGGTATCCGGCTGCCCCGCAGACGGAGCAGGTCGAGCCCGAGCCAGAGTACGAGGGGCCCGCGCAGCCGGCGGTCGCGGACGAGGGCTTCGACTTCTAGGGGGAGAAATGGCAATCAATCGCGTTTGCATATCGGGCAACCTCACGCGGGACCCGGAGCTGCGCCAGACGGCGGGCAGCTCGCAGGTGCTCGGCGTGGGCGTGGCGGTCAACGACAGGAGGAAGAACCAGCAGACGGGCCAGTGGGAGGACGTGCCCAACTTCGTGGACTGCGTGGTCTTCGGCAACCGCGCCGAGGCGCTGGCCGCGATCCTGCACAAGGGGGACAAGGTGGCGATAGACGGGCGCCTCCGCTACAGCTCGTGGGAGGCGAAGGACGGCACGCGCCGCTCAAAGCTGGAGGTCATTGCCGAGGAGGTGGAGCTGATGCAGCGCCCGCGCATGGCGGCCCAGCGGCCGGGCATGACGGCGAACGTCCCGCGCGGCCAGGGGGCGGCCGTCATGTCGTACGCGACGACGGCGCACGCGGCACCCGCGCCGCAGCAGCCCGCCTACGCGGCACCCGCGCAGGAACCGGCCCGGCAGCCGTACCGGCCCCCGCTTGGCCAGCCGCAGGCGGGCGCGCCCTCCGACCCGTACGACGCGGACATCCCTTTTGATTAGGGCCGCACTTATGGGACTCAAGAGATGCACCAAGTGCGGCCGTGAGCTTCCCGAGACGTGCTTCAACTGGAGCGACAGGGCGCGTGGCAGGCGCCGGGGCATGTGCCGGGACTGCTTCTCGAAGTACAACCGCGAGAGGTACGCGAAGAACAGGGACAGCGTCAGGTGCGCCGTGCGCGAGTACAGGCGCGAGCACCCGGACGCCGTCCTCAGGACGAGGCTTGCCACCAACGCCAAGAACCCCACGAAGGTGAACGCCAGGAGGTGCGTGGAGGCGGCAGGCAAGAAGGGAGGCGTCTGATGGCCGGCACGGGTGACATGCCCGCCTTCGTGCGCGACTCCTACCGCCTCGGGCGCCGAACACACTCGGTGGTGACGCCCGGGGAGCTGGCCGCCTGGACCGGCGTGCCGCGCCGCCAGCTCGTGCGGGTCACCTACAGGATGAACCCGGGCGGCCTCGTGCCGCCCCCGGTGCGCCTGGTGGCCGAGTGCGAGCCGGCGGACGCGGACGGCGTGGCGCGCACCATGTCCAGGCTCCTGGAGAGCCGCGGCTGGACGGCGCGCGTCGAGCGGGAGGTCGTGGACGGGGGCGAGGCGTCATGACGGGCGGAATCTACTTCCCCGCCTACGCGAGCCTGTGCGACGACCAGGTGGCCAGGAAGGTGCGCAGGCGCTTCGGCCACGAGGGGTTCGACGCGTACGTGACTCTCCTCTGCCTCCTCCTGCGGGAGGACGGCGGCCGGCTCATGCTCCAGTCCGAGGAGGACTGGGATGACCTTGGCGAGCAGCTCTACGGGAGCGGGGCCGCATTCGCCAAGGAGCTGGTGGCCCTCCTGGTCCACCACGGGGCGATCGTGCAGGGCGAGGGCTACATCTTCTCGCCGCTCGTCTCCGGGGCGATAGCCACGTACTCCGACAGCCGCGAGGCCAAGTCGAGGGCGGGCAGGGCCTCGGCCGAGGCGCGCCGCAGGAAGAGGGAGGCGGCGGAGCATGGCGAGGACGGCGAGTGAGTCGGGAAGTTACTACCAACACCGTTCGAACGGTGTTCCCAACGCTGTTCGAACGGTGTTCCAACAATTAATTAACTAAGGAACTAACTAACCAAAGAAGGAACGTACCTAGAGGTACTACCTACCAGGTGCGTATACGCACAAGGGAGATGCGATGGACGGAATCGGCTTCGCGGGCTCGGGTGACGGCGCGGACATGACGGACCGGGACTGGGTGGCGTGCCGCCTCGCGCGGGAGACCGGCGTGCGCGCGGCCTCGGCGCGGGCGTGGGTGGAAGCGACGGCAGGGAGGAAGGCATGAGCGAAATCGGAGACAGGCTGCGTGCGTGGGTCAAGGACGCTGACCTTCTGTTTACTCAGATAGTCGAGCTGAACGAAATCGCCAGCCTCATTGACGAGAGGACGGCGGAGCTTCCGCTGGGCGGTGACGGGAAGCCAATCAAGCCTGGACAGAACGTGCGTGCGATGTCCATCGGGAACTCTGACGTGGGCGTCGTCATGAGCATACGGTTCGACGCAGACGGACTCATCGAAATCGCCGTTGAGCGCGAAGGCGTCATGAGAATCATTTCGCCAGAGTGGCTGGCGCACGAGCGCCCGGACAGCTGGGAGCGCATCGCGGACGAGCCGGACGCCTGGTGCGACCGGACGGACGTGGACGGGGACGCGCGCGGCGAGCCGAGGGCGCTCGCGGGGCGCATCCGCAGGCTGGCGAGCAAGGGGGGCGAGCGATGAGAGCCTATTGCGAGTGCCCGCGCTGCCGCAGGCAAATCACCGTCAGCTGGGACTGGGACGCGCTCGAGACCGTCGACGTGGACGGCGATGACGGCGAGGTGGTCACCGACAGCGACTGCCTGGACGTCACGAGGGTCGCGTACCAGCGCAACGTGCGCTGCCCACACTGCGGGATGCGCCTGCGCGTCGAGCACGAGCTGGTTCCGAGGTTCTACGCGAGCAAGGAGAGACAGCGATGAGCAAGTACGCAATCTACAGGATGTTCGATGGGTGCGACGCGCCGTACAACGTCGAGTTTTGCG